CCTAGCGAAATCGGCCTTGCAGATGCCGCTGGTCGTATCTCAGCAATTCTGGAAGGGTCCGCACCCACAGCCGAACCTGAGAAAAAGCAGATGGCTCCTGCCGCAGTCGAAGAGACTGAGGCGACTGCTGAAGATGCTGATGAGACTTCAGCACCTGATGACGAGGCAGCGTCGAATGACGCGTCTGATGGTGATGAAACAGCAGATGAAGCAGGGAATGATGATGATGGCTCTGAAGAGCAGCTGAAGCCGGATACGCTCGTAACCGTCAAAATTGACGGCAAGACGCAGCAAATCCCGCTAAAAGAGGCTTTAGAAGGGTATCAACGTCAATCCGATTACTCGCGGCGTATGAATGAGTTGCGTTCTGAGAAGCAGGCGGTTGAGGCTGAAAGGTCGCAGCTTCGTGTAGCCACTGAACGGGTTTTGCAGGAACTTCAGCAGTTCGAAATGCAGGAACCTGATTGGCAGCGGTTGCACCAAGAAGACCCGATCAACTTTCCGCTGATTGAGAAGCAGTGGCGTGACCAGCAGGCTCGTAAGCAGCAGTTGCAGGCACAAAAGGCTTATCTTGATCAAGTCGCTTATCAGAAGGACTTGGAGCAAAAGCAGCAGCTTGTTGAGATTGGACGAAAGTACCTTCTTGATACGTTTGCTGAATGGAAGGACCAAGAGAAGTTCGAAGCATCGACCAAACAGCTTCGTCAGTACGGCATGAAACAAGGCTTCACTGAAGAGGAATTGGGAAATGTTTACGATCCTCGTTATGTCGTAATGCTTGAGAAAGCACGGAGATATGATGAATTGCAGGTCAAACGTCCTCAACCTGTTAAGCAGGATGGACCAAGGCCAATGCGTTCCGGTTCGACTGCTTCATCTCCTAGAACGCAAACTGATGTCGCCCGTGTAAAACAGCGTCTCAAATCAACAGGCCACGTTAATGACGCGGCTGCTCTCTTTGCAATGCTAGACAGGAAGTAAGACAATGACGACAGTTTCCAAGGTTACAACCTACGATGCTCCGAACTCCATCAGGGAAGATTTGAGCAACATCATCTATGACATCAGCCCGACTGATACGCCATTTATGAGCAACATCGGTCGCGACACCTGCGAAAACACATATTTCGAGTGGCAAACGGACATTTTGGCCAGTGCTGACACTGGTAATGCCGCCATCGAAGGCGCCGATGCAGGTGATGCTGACTTCACTCCTACCGTCCGTGTCGCAAACTACACTCAGATCAGCAAGAAAGTGATCTCTGTGTCAGGCACTGACGATGTCGTGAACAATGCAGGTATGCGCACACAGATGGCCTATCTCACCGCTAAAGCCGCAAAAGAGCTGAAGCGTGATATGGAAGCTATCCTCACCAGCAACCAAGCTGGCGTGGCTGGCAATAGCACATCGACTGCTCGTAAGACTGCTGGTCTGCCCACATGGCTCATCACCAACTCGCAGGCTAACGGTGCAACCGTTTCGGAAATGTCCGGTGCTAACGGCAACGGCTATCCCGACACAGCGTGGACTTCGCTTTCGACTTCGACAGACGTTGCTCTGACGGAAACGATGCTGAAAACCGCAATTCAGCAGGTCTGGACGCAGGGTGGTGATCCGTCGATCTTCATGGTCAACGCATACAACAAGACTGTTGCTTCTGCGTTCTCTGGCCTTGCACAGCAGCGCGTGAACTACACATCTGCAACACCGTTGAAGATCATTGCAACGGCTGATGTGTATCTCGGTGACTTTGGTGAAGTGGCTATCGTTCCTAACCGCTTTAGCCCCGGCAACTTCGCCTTCGTGCTCGATCCTGAGTATGCTTCGGTTGCTTATCTCCGTCCGTTCCGCACGTTCGACATCGCTAAAACTGGCGACTCGGACAAGAAGGAAATGGTCGTGGAATACGGCCTCCGCATTAAGTCTGAAAAGGCTCATGCAGTCATCGCGAACATCATTGCTTCGTGATAACACTGGGGCAGGAGAAATCCTGCCCCTTTCATCTTGGGGAACACTATGGCTGAAGAATACGCACCCGGTTCATTTAATCTTGGTTATGACAGCGTTAGTGGAACGCTGACCAAGATGCACATCACGACAGATCAGAAAATGGTCTTTGAAGATGTGGTCAACATTGACGGGATTGCAGAGCAAAACAAAGCAATCAGGGACAGCATCAGCAATACAGAGCGCCTGCCGGATGGCATGGTGAAAGTGGCATCTTTGCCCATGATGGTGTATCTTGAATTGCAGCAGAAGGGCATCCTGAAAGACAAGATGGCCTTCCGTAAATGGCTTCGGTCTGACGCTGCGGCGCCTTACCGTACTCACCGGATCACAAGCTGATGGGCACAATCACGAATTATTCAACGCTGCAATCAGCAATCGCTGACTATCTGAACCGTGCTGACCTGACTTCTCAGATTCAGACGTTCATTCAGTTTGTTGAGGCAGACTTGAATACGCGGCTTCGTTGCCG